ATCTGTGATTTTCTAGATGATGTGGCCCCAAAATAAATGAGGGTAGATATTTTACTCATGTAAAGTTATACATGTATAAGTGTACATTATACGGGGGTATTGGGAGATTGTATAATGTATAGTTCCCTATTTGTTCCAAGCACGCAAATCAGGCGCGTAGCTATTCAAAAAACGTATATAGTGTAGATAGTTTGGATAGATAATAATAATAATAAAGCACAACCCCGTGGTATTTCAGGCACTTACAGGGTTTACATTATACAAACTGTAAGCCAATAGGAATTTATCTATGTATAATCCAGCGTAGATAGTTGGGATTTGCCATATAGCTGCCACAATTGACCCCTTTTTGCTGTATAATATGGCAGAATTGTGATTATACACTGTATAAAGGCCACAATTGACCCAGTTTGTGACCAAATTGCGGCAGCTAGAGGCCATTATACACAGGATATTGCACACAGCGGAGCTATAGGCCCCCGACGTATAGTCGAGCCGACGGCGAGAGCAAAAAACAAACAAACTTTACAGTGTATAAGACAATAAAAAAGGTGGGGGCTTACGCCCTCCACCCATAAACGATGACCAAACCGATTGCGATGTACAGTAGATAGAATGCGAGTGTCATTTGCGTTCCTTTCGGGAGGTTGGGGGCGGCTTGCGCCGCCCCTTGGTTCACTTATTGACTTGATAGAGGACGTGGCCTTCATCGGAGACGATGATCACGGGACAGGAACGCTCATCGAGCGCCTTGCGTGAGGCCAGCATGATGGCCTGCGTCCACGTGTTGACGGTCTTGTTCCTAACATAGCCGTGCTTGTCGTAATAAGAGACGATCATTGTGGTTCCCTTTCGGTTGAGGTGAGTGGCGGGACCATTCCCGCCACCCGTTATTGTTACTTACCCAGCTTGAAGGTGTTCTTGGCCGAGGCCTTGGGCTTTTCCATCGGCACGATTGCCACGGAAATCTTACCAAAGCGATACGAGAAGGCGAGATCGCTACCTTCCGGTACCAAGGAAGCAGCCTGCTTCCGAATGGCGGCCTCGAAATCCGACCTAATCTTGGCTGTCTGCTCCTGCGCCTTCTTAAGCGTGGCATAGAGCTTCTGGTTGTCCGAGGTCAGATCGGCCACGGAGATTTCCAGCCAAGAGAGCTTGTCGTTTGTCATTTTTAACACTTTCAATCAGCAGGGACCTTTGAAGGCCCGGTCCCTTTCGGGGCCGTCTCGGCGTCACCGCTTCGACATCTCCAATATGGCTGGATTGTACCGAATTTGCAAAACGCCACAATCTGCGGGCTTTTGGGCGCGCCTATCCCGTACCCCTTTTGTTCTAGTTCACGCTTGCTTGCGCCGCATGGGGGTACCCCACCGGGGGGCACATGGATTGGTTTTTTCTAGGCCCCCTCCATTTGTAGGCAAACTCTCTAACTACGACCCATTTTTCCAATTTCAACTTTTGCGTGTGTAAATTTTAGGCGCGACCCATTTTTCCTGTTACAACTCTAGATTGTACCCAGCCCGCCCGTTGACACCCACCCGGCTTTCCAGCATATTTCCCACATGGACTTGAGCCCATTCAATTACACCAAGTGGTCAGACAGGCTGGCATTTGACATGGCCCTCCTGCTGGAAGGCAGTGGAGAAACGATCAAGGAGATCGTCCAGCGCCACAGGCTGGGCCCGACAGACCTCGTGGATTTCTCGAAAGACCCGGTGTTCCTCAAGAAGGTGGAGCACTATCGGGGCGAGGTTCGTGAGAAGGGGCTCACATTTAGAATGAAGGCTCGGGCGCAGGCAGAGGAACTTCTTGTCACGAGTTGGACGCTCATACATAGCCCGGATGTCTCTGCAGCCGTCAAGGCCGATCTTATCAAGAGCACGGTCAAGTGGGGCGGACTGGAGCCCAAGAACGATGCCGAGGCGACCGCTGGCGGCGGCGTGAAGATCACGATCAACCTAGGCCAGCCCGTGGAGTATGAGGTGGACACGACGCAGGTTATCGAGCATGACGAGTACGACGAGCCTGTTGTCGATGATCTTGCCTGACACCCTGATGGATGTATTTGGTGAAGACGCCGAGACTGGTTACTTATCTGCTCGGGTTTATTCAGCGGTGGCGGCGTGTGAGATCGAGCGAGGTCTTGCCGAAGCCAGTATCAGTTACCAGACCCGGATTATTCGTTCCCGCAAGCGTGGCATTTATTACCAGATCGCCATCTTGGGAGGAGATTTCGATGGAACCTGAGCGTGTCTATCACGTGGCTCCATTGTACGATCTCTACCTCCACGAGTTCAACAGGGACGGTGACTGCTGGTGCTGCCCTGAACTTGACTACGACAGGGAAGAGATAACATACGTGCACCACGCCTATGACCACAGGGAAGACTATGAGGAAGGTTGGCGCAAGCCACATTAAGGAGGGCTACGATGAAGACCAAGAAGATGCCTGCTGATTACTCCGGTATGGAAGATCAGCGTAAAGGCTGGGCTGGAAACCTTGTCGAGCAGTTCAAGAACCGGGCTGCGCGCAAGGAGCAGGTCATGAAAGACCTGCAAGAGAAGAATAAAACCAAGCAGCAAAAAGACACGGAACGCGTTCGTAACTACAACTTGGATCGTCAGGGTAGCACCACGGCTGATATCCGCGAAGCGCGGAAGGCGGCATCCGATATCTTGCAGCAGAAAAGCAAGAAGGCTCGTCTACGTAAGCCACCGCAGTCCTGATGGCAATCGAGATCAGCTACACGCCTCCGCCCACGGGCAAGTTGTTCATGGAATGCGGCAGCAAGATGCGTGTCCTCATGGGACCGGTTGGCTCCGGCAAGAGCGTCACGTGCTCGTTTGAGATCGTGCGCCGGGCGTCCATGCAGAAACCTGACGCCTCTGGCAGGCGGCGGTCGCGCTGGGCCATTGTCCGGCAGACGGCGCGGCAGTTGCAGGATACGACGGTTAAGACGTTTCTGGACTGGTTCCCGCCGGGCCCGTGCGGACAGTTCATGCGCACGACGAAGACGTATCTGTTCAAGGTTGGGGATGTCGAGGCGGAGATCATGTTCCGCGCGTTGGATGACGCCGACGACGTGGCGAACCTGAACTCACTGGAACTTACTGGTGCGTGGTTCAACGAGTGCCGGGACATCCACCCCGACATTATCGACGCGATGTCCAAGCGTATCGGACGTTTTCCGTCGTCCAAGGACGGCGGGCCGACGTGGCATGGGATGTGGGGAGACACGAACCCGCCCATCATGGATAGCTGGTGGTACTACCAGATGGAGAAGCTGGACCCCACGGATGGCGTCAGCTACAACGACAATGGCTGGGAAGTGTTCAAGCAGCCGTCAGGGCGCAGTGTCTACGCCGAGAATATCGAGAACCTGCCGGAGGGATACTATGACACTCAAGGTCGATCAGACGAGTATATCCGCGTCTACATTGACGGCGAATATGGCCTTAGCCTCGCTGGTATGCCTATCTACAAGTACTTCCGCCCTGACTACCATATGGCTCACGAGCCTATCCGGCCTTTCATTGGCGGCATTCGGCCTATCATCGTCGGTATGGACTTGGGGCTCACGCCCGCCGCCCTGATCGGGCAGCAGGACCCCCGTGGACGGGCACTGATAATGGCTGAGTGCGTCAGCTACGACATGGGTATCCAGCGGTTCGTCAGGACGCTGCTTAAACCACTGCTGTACGAGCGGTTTTCGGGGTGTCCGGTGCTCGTCGTGGTTGATCCGGCAGGTACGGCGCGGGCCCAGACGGACGAGCGGAGCGCGGTTGACATCGTTAAGGCCGAGGGTTTTAAGGTTATCCCGGCCAAGACCAACGCCATTTCGGCGCGCATCAGCGCGGTGGATGACTATCTCATGCGACAGGTGGACGGCGACCCGGCGTTTCTGGTCGATCCCAGTTGCACGCATCTCAAGGCGGCGATGATGGGTGGCTACCGGTACAAGCCCACGGGCGACAACGTGATCGACAAGAACAAGCACAGCCACGTGGCTGAAGCACTACAATATCTTTGTCTGCATTTGAACAATGTCAGCGGGGATACGCTTTATCAGAACTTCAAACGGAATATCCGGCCCATCTCGGCAGCAGGATGGACTTGACCGGAACGGGCATTTCAGGTAGGGTAATTGTGCTCGGGGTGCGTATCCACCCACCCTTGGTGACGTTTCCTCCCTGTTGAACTTACCGGTAGGTAACTACCGGTTTTTTCTACAAGTTGGGTTATTCAGAGTTTTCCGGCTCAGCCTTCCTTTGACGTGAGTGTCCCCGGTAGCCCCCGTTGCCGGGGATTTCCTGTTGCGAACATATTGTATTTGGTGTAGCGTGCGTCCGACTGGCTCATAACCACAAGGACTTAGCCTATGGCGACCGTCTCTCCTGCGTTTGACTTTGTTCAGGCGCAGTCCGCAAAAATCCCCCGTGTCATCTGGGCCGATATCGTGACCGGTGACACCATCGTATCATTCTCCGTTGTCGCACAGGCGGCTGTGGCCGGTGCCGTCCAGTTCGGCGGTACGTTTGGTGGTGCCACTATCGGCCTGCAGGTATCCAACGACGGCGTTACGTTTTTCGACATGAAAGATTTGGGTGGTACTGTCGTGAGTGCCACATCGGCTGGGCTGTTTGAGTTCACCACTGCGGCGGCTTATCTCCGCCCGATTGTGACTGGCGGCGCGGCTAACGCCATCGACGTTACTGTAGTTCTGCGAGGGTGACGTGCTCAACATCGTCCTGATCATGCGGCGTGTAAGGAGGCAGACATCTGCACTCCTGAACAATCTGCTGTCTGAGGACGGTGACGACCTGCTGCAGGAAGACGGTACGTACATTCTCTTGGAGTAGGCATGGGCGTCCAGCTCAAGAACAACGTCAACAGCCTGATCGTCGGAAGCCTCAGTGCTGCTGCTACGTCCGTGGTTGTCACGACCGGTTCCGGGGCTAACTTCCCCTCGCTCGGCGCTGGAGACTACTTCTACGCCACGATTATCGCCTCTACAGGGGTGTTTGAGATCGTCAAGTGCACCACGCGGGTCAATGACGTTCTGACCGTCACGCGTGCGCAGGAAGGCACGCTGGCCATTCCGTTTCCTGACGGCAGCCGAATTGATCTGCGCGTTACTGCCCAGTCAGTAATCGACGCCATCGACAATCGCGTGGCTCTCAAGGATCAGGCTTCCGAGATCAGTTTTGTCCCCACTGGCTCGATCAGCTCGACCAATGTGCAGGACGCCATCGTTGAGGTGGCAAACGAGCACGATGACGCGGCTGAGATTGCGATTGCAGACGCCGGTAGCCTCTATACCGGGACGAATGTCGAGACGGCGCTCCAAGAGCTGCGCACGCCCAGCATCAGCACCTTCACCGGGAACGGCTCTACGGCAGTCTACACATTGGCTGCCACGCTCGGTGTTCGCAATCTGACCAGCGTCCACATCAATGGCATCTACCAGAACAAGAGCACGTACACAGTTGTTGGTACGACCCTGACTTTCTCCGAAGCTCCTCCGCTAAATACGCTTATTGAGGTGCTGACGCGATGAAGTCCGGCAAATCCAAGGTCAATGCGGCGGGCAACTACACCAAGCCCGGTATGCGCAAGACGCTGTTCGAAAAGATCAAGGCAGCTCCGGTGCAGGGCACCAAGGCAGGGCAGTGGTCCGCCCGTAAAGCACAGCTTCTGGCTAAGCAGTACAAGTCCAAGGGCGGGGGCTACACATCGTGAGAAACCCGCAGCAATCGCTCAAGGACTGGACGGCGCAGAAATGGCGCACGAAGTCCGGCAAGCCGTCTTCCAAGACGGGTGAGCGATACCTGCCGGAGGCGGCTATCAAGGCTTTGTCTTCGTCAGAATATGCTGCTACAACTAGGGCCAAGCGTTCTGGCAAGGCCAAGGGTAAACAGTTCGTGCCTCAACCTAAAACCATCGCGGCTAAGACCGCGAAGTATCGCTAGGAGATACCCATGGCCAAGAAGCCGATGCCGAAGTTTACCCCCTGCTCCAAGTGCCCCAATCCGGGCAAGTGCAAGGCCATGGGCCGTTGCATGGCTAAGGGCAAGAAGTAATGGCCAAGACCCCGGCTTGGACGCGTAAGGAAGGCAAGAACCCCAAGGGCGGTCTAAACGCCAAGGGGCGTGCATCCTATAACGCTGCCAATCCGGGGAAGCCGGGGCTCAAGGCCCCGCAGCCCGAAGGTGGGGATCGTCGCGACAGTTTCTGTCGGCGGATGAAAGGCATGAAGAAGAAACTCACGAGTGCCAAGACGGCTAACGATCCAAACTCTCGCATCAACAAAAGCCTGCGGGCGTGGAATTGCTGAATGACCGTATTGCTGACCAATAACGTCTCGACCACGCTGGCAGCGGCCATTGCTGCCGGTGATGCTACGTTTACTGTGGTTGACGGCAACCGGTTCCCCAGCCCGACGACTAACCAGTACGCCTACGCTACGCTCGTGGCACCCAATGGCGCGGTCGAGATCGTCAAGGTCACGTCCCGCATCGGCAACGCACTTGGCGTTGTGCGTGCACAGGAAGGGACTACAGCTCAGGTCTTTCCGGCAGGCTCCCGCGTAGAGCTTCGTGTCACGGCTGCTTCAGTCCTTGACGCTGCCGCCGATGTGTTTGCTAACACAGCAATAGAGATTGCTGCCCTCGATGTCCGGCTCGATACGGCTGAGGCAAACATTATCTCGCTGGATAGCCGTCTCGACACGGCTGAAGTTGATATCAATACAGCCGAAGCGAACATCGTCACGCTGGACGGCAGGCTCGACATCGCTGAGCCCGAGATCGACGTTTTGCAAGCGTTCGACACTACCCTCGGCACGTCTGCCGGGTCCAACTCGGTTGGCTTCCTGCAGTCTGGCACGGGCGCTACGGCCCGTACGGTGCAGGGCAAACTGCGCGATTTTGTATCGACCAAAGACTTTGGTGCGGTATCTGATTTTTCTACTAATAATACAGTGGCCGTTCAAAAGGCAATTGATAGCTTAGGCACTTACGGCGGGCTTGCCGTAAACCCTTACGGGTGCAAATTCAACCTCGCATCACTTACACTCCCGGCGCTTGTCAATCTTCGGTACAGAGCTAATGACGACCTTAGTGCGCCCGGTCCTGCTTCTGACATTGGTTCTAACGAGCTAATAGAGTTCTCATCTAATAGCAGTTATCCGGCTGATCCAACGGGTGCTATTGTCAACGAATGGCGTTATACAGCGCCATTTCATCCCGGTTTTGTTACTGATGTTCGTAAAGACCTTACAAGTGCTGCTACTTGGGCCGCGCCCGGTCAGTCATTAACAAATCCGGTTCGCAATTCGTGGAACTTTGCTGACGAACAAGTGGGGCGTTTTCGCGT